TGAATTAGAACAAGCCTTGCAATTGAATGAAACTGCTGTTAGCGGTAGTTTATTTTCAGAAATGAATACAGAAATGCTTAAAATATCTATTGCAATTCAAAACATTAAACAAAGTGAATTTATTGAAGATTATACATTTCACAAAACAACATCAAAAAAAGACATTAGAACTTTCTTAAATTCAATTAAGCAACAAAATGAAAGACTTGTAATGTTAAATCAAAGAATGATTAGACTTCGTGAACGGTTTGGTAAAAATTACCGCTAACTAATGGCTAATCGCTACTAACCACTCTTAACCCCTATAAACATTGAAAGAAAAACCAAACAATCAGTATTTTATAACTTACTCTAACAGTTTTTATTTTGAAGGAGAGTTGTTAGCGTTTAGAAAGAGAAAGTTATTTAACATAAGCAGTGTTCCAAAATTAATTTTATATAATAATACAAGTAATTGTTGGATTATAAAAAGAAAACACCTATCTTTGTTAAAGAGTAAGAGTTTAGTAACAGATAATAAAGTTATTTCAGACTTACAATAGTATAAACAAATAGATAAAGATTTAGTAATTAATTTTTAATATAAAAATATGAAAGGTACGGTCATTAAAAAAGAGAATTCTTTATGGATTAGATATAAAACTTCCATAGAGGGAGACGATGTGTTTTTTGAAGATTTTCCTCTATCTATTATAGAGTCTAAAAAAAGTTTTAAGATAGGAGAAGAAGTATTATTTAAAACAGAAAAAGTAGAGTACACGGATTTAGATGGGTATGGAGTTAAACAAATAAAATGGGCAATAATATTATGAGTTGGTATCAAAATTGGAAAGAGAAGTATAAGAAAGATGAAAAAGTTAGAGACTTAATACACAAGAGGGAAAGTATTATGGAGTGTTTAATTCTCACTTTAGAAACAGAAGAATCTTTACAACTTAAGGGAGAGATTGATTTACTGTTTGAAAATGTAATGGACAAGAGATTAAAAAGACTTAACGAAGAAAAAACAGCAATAGAAAAATGGATTGGAAAAAATTAGAAGTTAGTTCAGTGGGGCAGTTTTTATCTGCTTATGAAGATGAAGTTATTACAATTATAATGGATAAAATGTGGGAAGTACAAGAAACAGATAGTCTGTCAGTTGATGAACGTTCAAAAATGGCAGAAGATTTAGGTAAAGAACTGAAAGATTTAATTTTAAAATATACAGAAATTAACACTTTTGAATTATATGAATAAGTTGTGGGAAGAGTATAAGGAACAAATTAGAGAACCTTTAGTGGATATGAAACTGTTAAAGAGGGTTTTCTTAGATGGGGTAGAGGCTTATAAAAAACTACCTATTAATAGAGTAGAAGTTATTTCTAAGAATGGTGGGCGAGAAAAAGTTGTAAAAACAGAAGATATTGAAATAAGCTTACAAGACGATGGTACAACTTTGAAAATATTCTATGGTTATGGGAAATTGGACAAGTTAAAACATTACAAAAAAGATGCGTCACAGAAACTCTACACTGCTTGTCTTGACAGAATAGAGCGTTTAGTAGATACTGAGTATAACAGTTACAATACCTTTTTAAATGAGAGTGGTATTTCTGTCCTACCTAATAATATTTTTAGAAGGTGCGGGAAGGAAATTACAAAAGAAGAAGTAGATTTAATATATAAAATATGGAAAAACAAACAGTAATTAAACCTTTTGTAACGAGAAAAAATATTCTCTGTATTAATGGTGACGTAGTATATTCAAAAATTCTTAATCGAGAGACAGGGGCAAGTATTACGGTGGAAATATATTCTATAGAAACAAGAGGTCACTTAGGAAATATAACAGTAGCTGAGGCAAAAGAATTTTTAAAATAAAAAGTATGGGAATACAAAGTAGATTTGACCAAATACTAAGTAGAATAGAGCTAAATAAAGTTGTGAGTTTAAATCACCTATATTGCCACTCTAATATAGATGAAAAAACCTTAGATAAACTTAAGGATGCAGGATATACAATAGAGTAAGACTTTCTGTGGGATGCCTATTTAATAACTTGGTAATGGAAATAGCTTTTAAAGGTGAGGTATACTTATTAGATACAAACTATTGGGGAGAAACTTGTTTAAATGATTCTGCTGAATTCCATCTTTTTCAACTAAAACATTGCATAGAAGTAAAAGATTTTGTAACTTTGGAAAATAGAATTAGTAACATGTTACTACATGGGGGTTTATTAAAGAAATAATTATGGAGGAAATAAAAACAGATGATAAAATATAAACACTACAAGAACAACAAACAATATTACATATCCAACTACTGTATGATTCAAGAAAATAATGTGTGGGTAGATGCAATAATTTATCGAGAGGTGGGTGGAAATATGAGTTATGTTAGAAGTGAAAAAGAGTGGGAAGAAAAATTTAAAATTGTAGAGTAAGATGGATTTAAACAATGTATTAACTAAAATTTAATGAATTTGTTTTATTAATTAAAATAGTCCACTTTTGCATAAAAAAAAAACAGTATGGAAAAGATTTGTGGAATTTATAAGATTATAAGCCCAACAGGAAGAATCTACATAGGGCAAGGGGTTAACATTAGAAAGCGATTTAGAGACTACAAAAATCTACATTGTAAATTGCAAATTAGATTATACAACTCTATAGTAAAGCATGGTTGGGAAAAGCACATCTTTGAGATAATAGAGGAATGTAAAAAAGAAGATTTAAATTGTAAGGAAAGGTATTGGCAAGATTTTTACAAAGTTTTAGGCAAAGGGGGCTTAAATTGTCAATTAACTTCTTGTGGAGGTTTAAAATCGGAAATTTCCGAAAGTAAAAGGGATAACTTATCCTCCTCACATATAGGCATAAAACCTTCTGAAAAATCTACTAAGATATTTTTAGAGTATTTATCAACAAGGGTGTTGTCACAAGAAGAAAGAAAAGCCATATCTGATAGGATGTCAGGAGAAAAGAACCACTTCTATGGTAAGCAACATTCTGAAGAGCATAGAGCTAAGATATCAGTTAGTGTTAGTAAAGCAAAAAAAGGAGTAACTTTTTCTGAGGAACATAAGAAGAACTTAAGTCTATCACATATAGGAAAATATAAAGATGAAAATCATCCAAGGGCTAAGTTAATTCTCTGTAAAGAGACAGGGATATTTTATTACACCCTAAAGTCTGCTGCTAATACATATAATATAAAAGTGACTACATTATGTGCTATGCTGAAAGGGCAAAATCCAAATAACACAAGTTTAGAGTACGTTTAATAGATAGAATATGAAAAATTTTGATTTAAATAATGTCCTAATTGGCGATATAGAAAGTAAAGGTTTTCTTGAAGATATAGTAGGGGAAAAATCTGACCTACATGTTTTAGGAATTGCTTATTTAGATTCAAATCAAAAATGGCAAATAAAAACAACTAATAGGGAAGAAGATGTAAAAAAAGTTTTTGAAAACCCAAATAATACAATTGTTGGACATAATTTTTTTATGTTTGATATACCATCTTTAGAGAAAATATTTAAAGATATAAATATAAAAGCTACAATTATAGACTCTTTATTAGTTGCATGGTATATAGAACCTAATAGAATAAAAGAAGGTGGTAAATATGGATTGTCAGATTTCGGAACTGAGTTTGGCGTTCCTAAACCTGAAATAAGTGATTGGCAAGGATTGTCTTATGAAGAATATGAAAATCGTGTAAAAGAAGATTGTAAAATAAATACAAATACATGGTTCAAACATTTAAACATGTTAAGAGAGTTATATGAAAATGATGATGAGAGAATTAAATCTTTGTTAAAATTTCTTATGACAAAAGGTAAAGTCTACAAGATGCACCAAGACAATCCCCTAACTTTGGATTTAGAGCAATGTAATAAAAATTTAGAACTTTTTGATGAGATGATAAAAGAAAGGGTTGACAAACTTATTTCTGTTATGCCTAAAATACCTATAAAAGTAAAAAGAACAAAGCCTAAAAACATGTTTAAAAAGGATTTATCTCTTTCTGTAGCAGGTGAAAAGTGGATGACTTTAATAAAAGGATGTAATTTACCCGAAGATTATGAAGGTGTTATAGAAGAAGTTTTAAAATATGAAGACCCTAATCCTCAAAGCGTATCTCAAGTAAAAGATTGGTTATTCTCTTTGGCTTGGAAACCTATTATTTTTAATGATAGTGTTTCAACAAAAGGAGAAGTTAAAAAAGTCCCTCAATTAAAAGATAAAAATAAAGATTTATGTAAATCTATTATAAAATTATCAGAAGAAGTACCTGAGATAAAAGAACTAACTGATTTAAGCTTACTACAACACCGTAGAGGATACTTTACAGGTTTTTTAAGGGATAAGATAAGGGAAGATAAAATAGTTGCTGATATAGGAGGTTTTACAAACACTCTTCGTATAAGACATAGGACTTTAGTAAACTTAATTAAACCCTCTGCTCCTTATGGGGAGTATGTAAGAAGTTTATTAAAACCTCCTAAAGGAATGGTGATGATAGGGGCAGATGTGAGTGCATTAGAAAGTATGACAAGGAATAATTTTGTCTATGACATTGACAGAGAATTTGTAGAAGCTCAATCACATCCTTTTTATGACCCACATTTAGAGATTTGTGAAATTGCAGGGATGATGTCTTCTGCTGAAGTTTTCTTTTATAAGTGGTGGAAGGAGTCAAGAAAAAATCCTAATATTACTTTAGAAGAAATAGGTGATGTTCCTGAAGATTTTCAAATTATTTTAGATTCATATGTAACAGATGAAGAAAGGAGTGAATTTCATGACAAATTAGATAAAAAAAGACATTCAGGTAAGACTACTAACTATAGCTCAATGTATGGAATTGGTAAAAATAAATTAGCAGAAGATTTAGGTATTACAGTAAAAGAGGCTGCGAAACTTATTGAAGCTTATTGGATAAAAAATAATTGTGTAAAAATATTTACAAGTTCTTGTGAACTTAAGACTACTAAAAATGGGCAGTTATGGGTTAAAAATCCACTAAATAATTATTATTATAGTTTACGCTCAGAGAAAGATATTTTTTCAACGATAAATCAAGGTACAGGAGATTATATTTTTACACTGTGGCAACATAATTTAATGAAAATGGGTGTTACTTTATATGCAGGTTTTCACGATGAAATTGTAACTTGTTGCAAAGAAGAGGATAAAGAAGTAATAATTAAAAAACTAAAAAAAGCTATGGAAATAGTTAATAAGCAATTAAAATTGAAAATTCCAATTGGAATAGATTATAAAATAGGTTCTTCCTATGCAAGTGTACATTAATTTAAAATCATTATAAATAGTAAGCCTATGAATAATTTATTAGGTTTTTATTTTTTAGTCTCGGTTTTTTGTTATATATTTGCATAAGAAAATTAATAATTATGGAAGTACAAATTAAATTAAATGGTGTTTATTTATTAGTAGATGGTATATATTATAGAGGAGAGCCAAAAACTTATGATTATCCAGGAAGTGCATCAGATTTTGAAATTGATGCAGTTGTAGTATTAGATTCTGAAACTAATATAATCGAATTATTAGAGGAATTTATAGACGAAATTAAAGAAAAAGTAATTGAAAAAATTGAAGAATAATGTTAGAATTTATTAAGAAAAGGTGGTTGTACATTTTAGTTATTATTTTAATTACCATTATTTTTGTACAAAGTTACAAAAAAAGTGAGATAAAAGATAAACTTAAAATAATAGAAAACAGAGAGAAGTTAACACAGCAGGAAATAAACAACTTACAAAAAGCAAAAACAATGTTGTTTAGACAAAGGGATAGCCTACAAACAAAAATAGACGGATTAAAAATAGAATCAGTAAATAATAAAATAAAAAGAGATGAGAACATTAAACGTATGGATGCTTTTTCTGATAATGAACACTTTAAGTTTTTCTCAGAATGGTCAAAAGAATTACCCATATCAAATAAGTAGTGATGAGTTTGTAATAGATATTAATTTAGTTAAAAAACTTAATTATTTTAAAACAGATTGTGATTTTTTTAAAGTGGATTTAGAAACTAGTAAAAAACTAATCCTACAACTAGAACAAAAATCTAATATACAAGACACTATCATACTTACTCAAAAAAAAGAATTGACTTTATTCAAAGATTTAGTAGACTCTAAACAAGAACAGATTGGTATTTATAAGAAAGAATTGAAAATACAAAAAGAAAAAAATTTCGGTAATAAGCTTTTATTATATGGGAGTCTACTACTAAGCGGATATTTAATTATAAAGTAAGTAAAATAATTTAAAGATGAAAATATATAAAACAGGTGGTTATAAAGAAAAATTTAAGTTTTGGCGTGAAAAGGCTAAAAAAGAAGAGCATCAAGAAATGATTGATGACAAAAGAAGCGGTATACTAAAACTATTAAGGACAGAGTTAACA